GATGAAGTATATGAGGAAGCAATAAAATTTATTGATAAAATCCCATATAAAAAAGGTACAGAAACCATGCAAACTAACAAAGCATATGGTGATGAAAAACCAACAAATCCAGAAGTAAGAGTGCATGCAACTGAATTAGATAAATTCGTAAGTGAGATGCAGGATTATGTTGATAATGTTGAAGATATTGAAGTTGACCCATTCGCACTACCTCCAGAATATAGTGCAGCAGATTTACCAAATGATGATGATGATGGTAGTATTGGTGTTGACCCATATTCTCAACTAGGTGTTGATGATGAATCACTTCCTAATGTTAACCCACAGAAAGCTGCAATTATTACGCAAGCATATGATAGTCTTATAGCTGCTGGTAATCCATCACCAACAACTGAACAAGTATTGGCATTTATAAATCAAGGAAAATCACAAGCACCTGTTAAGAAAACCAGAACAATACCAAGAGGTGCTGAAGCATTTTATGAGTCAACTGACCAAGATAAATATGAAGATGTTGTTTTTATGCAAGGTGAAGAAGCCGATGAACCCCTTGAAATCTTAAGAAATCAAGGTGAAGATGCTGCTCTACAATATTTAATGCAATGGCATGACACAGGTAATCATATGGGTAGTCAGGAATTGGGTCATGGTTCAAGTGACCAGACTTACGAAAAAGATGGCTATATTATGACATGGAATTTCCTACTTAACTATATTGGTTTACAGTATGATTTGTCGGCAATGAATGAAGAAACAGAAAAAAGTAATTATCCAGACCAACTTGGAAAAAAATTTAAACCAAAAAATCAAATGCCTAAGAAAAAGAAGAAACCACAGATTGTGGTTAAATTAGGGGAACAATCTGAAATACCCAGAGAATATTGGGGAAATCCAGAGAATGAAATGAAAGAAGAAGTTGAACTTGAAGACGATGGTATAAAATTAGAACCAGAAAGTGATGCAATTGAACAACTTTCTCAGGAAAAAGAAGAAATGGGTGATGTGCTTGCTGGTGGAAAAGCTGATGATAAAGTTACAGTAGAATTCGACCCAGAACAAATAGCAATGGGAATAAAGGTTGAAATGGAACACACTGATAATCCAATGATTGCATTAGAAATTGCGATGGACCACCTGACTGAAATATCTGATTATTACACACGTCTTGATAAAATGGAAAAAGATGCAGGTATTGGTGATGAAGAAAAGCCAGAAGGCAGTGATGAAGAAACAACTGATGAATTACTTGGATTCAAACCACATAATGTCGGTGATTATACTGACGAAGATTTTAATTATGCTGCTGCTGAAAGAGATTATGAAGATCGTGAAGATATGAGACAACATCCTGAAGATTATGAGGGAAATGAAAAACATCCATTATCAGATATTTTAGATAATGATGGTACTGAAGAAGATTTATCAAAACAAAATACTGGTGCAAAAGGTATGAACCGAGCATTGGATGAAGAAGATAGTGTGGAAGAATATCAAGGTGAAATTGGTGACCGTTATCAAGATGGTGATGGTAATCAATTAACGGTTAGAAATAAAGTAAAAGGTGGAGTTACGCTTCAGGGTCAAGGTGGTGAAAAAGAAATTGCTACAAATGATATTCAATTTTTAAAAAAACTTACTGAAAACAAAATAGGAAAAAAAGAAATTATAACTGAAGAACAAGTGAAAATGGCAAGACAAACATTAAATAAGAGAGGTATTACTGAAGGAATGACAAAAAAAGAGGCTGTTCAAATATTAATCAAGCACAATATTAGATAATTTTATTCAATATTCAGATAATAAAAAAGACTACACGAGGTAGTCTTTTTTGTTTATGAGTATTTATAGAAAAATAAGATTAATGTCAACATTTAGGTCATATTTCTTAAAGAACAATACGTTGATTAGTTCTAATCTAACTAATAATTCTCAGAACCCTGTTACTGAGATATCTTATGGTGCGCTTGAACAAAGAATCACCAGATTTATATTTGATGTTGATTTTTCTGATTTAATTAATAAAATCAATAATGGATTTATTGTTCCAAATAGTGGAATGACACATACTTTACACATGACTAATACTATTAGTTATGCTGAAAATTATCTGGGAAAAAAATCGTATTCAGATAGAATTGAAAGAGCAAGTAGTTTTGATTTAGATGTTTTTAATATTGATGAAGATTGGGATGAAGGTAGTGGTTATGATTTTATTTATGACGACACTTATTTACCAAATGTTATCGAACAAGCATCTAATTGGAAATATAGAAAAACAGATGTTCCGTGGACAGTTAGTGGTGGTTCATATCAAAGTGGAATTACTACGATAATTGGCACTCAAAGATTTGAAAAAGGTAATGAAACCCTAAACATCGATATCACAGATTATGTTAATCAAAGATTATTTGGGTCTGGTAGTACATTTACTGGTATGTCATATGGTTTGGGAGTTAAATTTCCAGATGATCTTGAAGAACTAACAACAGCGTATACTCAAGCAGTTGCTTTTCATGCAAAAAATACTAATACATGGTATGAACCATATATTGAAACTGTTGTAGATGATACAATTAAAGATGATCGAAATTATTTCTTTTTAGATAAAGATAATAATTTATATCTATATGTCAATATTGGTGGAATTCAACAAAATATTAATGTTGATAGTGTTAATATATATGATTATAAAGATAATTTGGTTCAAACATTAACAGGTGATTCAATTATAAATGTGAATAAGGGTATTTATAAAATCACATTAAACGTTGATTCAGAAACATATCCAGATGCGGTGTTATTTCGAGACGAATGGAATTTTACTATTAATGGTCATCAGAGTCAACATAGTGGTGAATTTTATTTAATTTCGGAAAAGAAATATTACACATTTAATCAATCAAATCAAATTAATTTCGATAATTATTTTTTTTATTTTTGGGGGATTCAGGAAAAAGAAAATATTGTTGCTGGAAATGTTAGAAAAGTTAAACTAACAATAAAAGAATTATATCCTAATCAAAATAATTACTTACCTTTGGATATTGAATACAGATTATTTACAACAATAGGAAGTAAATACGAAATTGATGTAATACCATATACAACTGTTAATCGAACAAATACTGGTTATGAATTTAATCTTGATACATCATGGTTAATTCCTCAAGATTATAAATTGCAGATTAGAATGAAAAATGGAGATTATTATGAAAACAAGCAAACATTGTCGTTTACTGTAGTATCTAATAATTTTTCAAATATTTAATTAAAAAAGACGATTTATTTTTAAAAAGTCTTGTATTTATGTACAATGAAAGCTATATTTGTAGCACGTTTATAATTGAAAAATAATTTTACTGTAAAACAAATTGAAATGGAAAATTTGAATCAGACAGGACAAGACCTGTCACAATTAAAGTCTATGTTTGCGGACTATCAAAAAAAGCAATCACAATCAACAAGAAAAAAATCACGTGAAGACCTGTTAGCTAAGTATTTTGTTCCTCGAAAAGCTAAAGAAGTTTTCAGAATTCTCCCTCCAAAATCTGGTAAGAAACATATTGAAGAAGCATTCTTTCATGTTGTTACAACTAATGCTGCTGGTGGTAAGAAAAAACATGGTAGTGTTATTTATTGCCCAGCGCATAATGACTCAAAAGTACCGAAACTAGGACCTGATGGAAATCCATTATTAGATGCTAACGGTGCACCATTACTCGTACCTGCACCATGTCCTTTATGTGCAAAACACAAGGCTTGGCTTGCAAAACAAGACCCTTCTCTTAAAGGAATTAAAAAAGAGAATATGAATGACATGCAGTTAAAGGTTAAAGCAAAAAACGATGAAATTTACAAGGAAGCCATTAAATGGGAAGCCAAGAAATTTTATATCGTTCGTGGAATTGATAAGGGAACAGAAAAAGATGGAGTTAAATTCTGGAGATTTAAGCATAATTACAAAAATCAGGGAACACTTGACAAACTTCTTCCAATTTTGGAAGATTATATGACAAGTCAACAAGCTGATTTCAGTGATGCTATGACAGGAACTGACCTGAATATCATTATGACAGATAGTGAGTTTAATGGTCATGTGTATAAAGCGATTTCAGCAATTACTGCCAAAGGTAAATCACCACTTCATGCAGACCCACAGGTTATAAAAGCATGGCTTGATGATGATACTACTTGGAGAGATGTTTTTTTACCAAAGAAAGCACCGAATACCACACCATATGAATTTCTCGAAATGGTGGCAAATGGTACAAGTCCTTATTGGGAAGATACTGACCAGACGAACAAACATTGGGTGTTCCCGGGTCGTCCTGATTTAGAAGAAAAAGCAAATACTCGTACATTGAATCTTGATAATAATGAGAGAGAATTTGAACAAGCAAGTGATTTGGTTAATCAGGAAATACCACGTGTTACAATCAGTAACATTACTGAACAAAATGTTGGTGCATACACCGATGATGCTACTGATTTAGGTAAGGAAACTCTTGCACAAAATCAAACTCAAGCTGATGAAGATGATACTCCAGATGGTATTAATGAAGACGACAATCAGGACATGGGTGGTGATTATGATGACTTACCTTTCTAAAAATTATTGAATTATAAAAGGAGAATGAAAGTTCTCCTTTTTACTCTATTTTAATTAAAATTTTTATGGTAAAAAAAAATATTGAAGTGCCCAGCAATGCGGTACGAAAACCAACACCTAAAAAAAATTTCAGTCTTGATAATTTTAAGAAAAAAGTGGGTGCTTCCGATGTGCCATCAAAACCACTTATATGGATTCCGATTGATGATGCATTGAAAGAAGCAACAGGGATGCCCGGTGTACCCAAAGGTTACGTAACACTTTTTCGTGGATATAGTAACACAGGTAAATCAACAGCATTAATGCGTGCAATTGTTAATGCACAGAAAATGGGTTTATTACCAATTATTATTGATACCGAAAATAATATTGATGAAGGTAATGAAAGACTAACATTAATGGGTTTTGATTGGAAGGGTGATTATATTCTGGTAAAAAACAAATTTCTTCTTGATAATTTTGGTAAACATCAAGATAAAGACAGAAAAGAAGCCAGTATTGAAGATTTGGCGAAAGCAATTTATTATTTTCTTGACCAACAAGATGCGGGTAATTTACCATATGATTTGTTTTTTGCAATCGATTCAATTGGTACACTTAATTGTATTAAGACCATTAATGCATTGGAAAAGAATGATAGTGATAATAATATGTGGAATGCAGGTGCATATGAAAAAGCATTCATGTCAATATTAAATAATACTATTCCAAATAGTAGAAGAATTGATAGTCCGTATACAAATACTATTAGTGCTGTACAAAAAATTTGGTACGATAGTATGAATAAAGTAGTTAAACATAAAGGTGGTGAAACATTTTTCTTTGGTGGTAGACTTATTTATCATTTTGGTGGTATTATTACTCATGGAACTGCAAGAGTAACTTTTACAAGTAAAAGTCGTGATGTTAATTTTGGTTTTCAAAATAAAGTAAATATTGCCAAAAATCACATAGATGGTCAATGGGGTGGTATTTCATTGGAAGGTAAAATTGCTTCAACTCCACATGGATTTGTATATGGTGATAAAGAAAGTATTGATGAATATAAGAAACAGCATATTCTTCATTTTCGTAATATTTTTGAAGATAATACGTTAACTGCTGATGACATAATTATGGATGTCAAACCAATGGATGCTGAAGGTAATGTTATCTTCGAAGAATCACTTATAGAAAGAAGTCCGAGTACAGAAGAAAATGACCAAGAATAATGAAAATTAGAACACTTTTAGTTGATAGTTCATATCTTTTAAAGCGTTCATTTCATGGAGCAAAAGATATACAAACCACCAAGTTCGGACATATTGGTGGTTTGTATTCTTTTTTAACAACCGTTCGTAAGATGATTAAAGACCATATGATTAATAAAGTCGTATTGGTCTGGGATGGTGAAGGTGGTGGGATTTATCGACATAGAATCGATTCAGCATACAAAGCTAATCGAAAAACAAAAGAATGGCATAAACGAATTGAAATGACTGCTGTCGAACTCCGTAGAGAAAAAGCAAAAGAAGAATCAATTCTTAAACAACGTAAAAGAGTTCAGGCTTATGCTGAAGAATTATTTATTAGACAAATTGAAGTTGATGATATAGAAGCTGATGACCTTATTGCTGCATATTGTTTACAATATAATAATAAAGAAGAGATTTTCATTTATTCAAATGATAGAGATTTTGCACAACTACTTGACTTAAATATTACAATAATATTTCCGAACATTGATCAACCAGTAAACAAAACCAATTATATAATGCATTTCAATCATCATTATAGTAATGCATTGGTGATGAAAATTATTTGTGGTGATAGTGCTGATAATATTAATGGGATTTCAGGTATTGGGGAAGATACCTTATTAAAATATGTTCCCGAATTAAAATTCAAAACACTTACTGTTAGAGAAATTTGTCGAAAAGCTGATGAAATTAATCAAAAAAGAATTCAAAATAAAAAGAAATCATTAAAAGCATTAAATAATCTAATTATTTCAGAAGGAGTTGAAAGACTAAAAACTAATTTTCAATTAGTTAATTTGAGAGAACCATTACTCAATGAACAAGCAGAAGAAGAATTACAACAACTTGAAATAGCATTATCACCAGAAAATCGTGGAAGTAAAAATCTTTATAATATGATGATTGAAGATGAATTTCTAACTGTTTATGGTAGTACATTTGTTCAATATGTTGAACCATTTTATACTGTTATAATGAATGAAAAACAATTGCTTACAGAATATTATAAAAAATTTAAGAATAGTTTATAAAAATCCTTTTATTTTAAAGGGATTCTCTATATATTTGTGTATGTTATTAACACTTTAAAAATAATTAAAATGAACGAGAAGGAATATAGTAACGTGTTTAGATTTTCCTTATATCAGGGGAATGTCTTATTATGTGAAAAAATGTTTGATGCTGATCAGTTTAATCCTTTTACAAGGTATTCTATTGATATACGAGATATTCTTCCACGAGCAATTACAAAATTGCAAAAAACTTTGTCTAAACGGAGTTATGATGTAATTATGGATGTTGGTAGAGTTGATGTTACTGACAGTGAAGCAGAGGAACAAATTTATGACCTATATGGATATAGTCAAAAGATGATAAATCTTTATCCTAAATACTGGAGAAATGAAATGCGTTATAGTCCAAAATCTGTTGTACAACAGATTGAACAGAAAATAATTCGTGGTGTTCCTTGTAAAATTGGATTATATATAAATAAAAATCCGATTGTTGAAAGGGAATTTTTTGTCGATGGTTTTAATCCTGTTGCCAGACAATCTCTCGATATATTATATATAGTAGTTGATATTGCTGATATGATTTTCGAGAAAATCAAAAAGAATGACATTAAAAATATGTGGGATGATTATGATTTAATTAATTACAGAGGATTAACAATTAATCAAATCAGAGAACTTTCCCCGTTTAAACGGGAAGAATTGCTGAGAAAATTCAGACGAAATTAATGAAATTGGGACGGGAATCAAGTTATTATTCATCAATATTTGACTTGTATTATTTTTGATTCTCGTCCTATTTTTACACATATTTTTAAAATGACGGAAAATACAGAAAACACATTATCAGCATATTTAGGTCATGAGTTTCAACAACGCTTAATGTGGCAGTTGTTGGTTGAACCAGAATTTGCTGAAAAAATCTTACCAGATTTAGCAATTGAATATTTTGACGACCCTAATCTTAAAAGATTATTTATAATAATATTAGAATATTTCAAAGAATATGAAAAAGTTCCGAATCTTCAAAATCAAAGTATTCATCAAGCAATAAATAAGTATAAAACACCTAATAATCAAATTGAAGAAGAATCTTTATTTGCTGTAATTAAACGTATCGAACTTTGGAATGAGAGGATTATAAATAAACAAATGCTTTATGATGGAGATGTTGTACAAAAATCAACAAATGCATTTATTAAACAACAAGAATATCGTAAATTGGCAGAAAACATTCAAGACAAAGTTAAAAGTGGTGATATAAAAAGTAAATATACTATTGCAGCAATTGAAGAGAAATTTCAGAAAATATCACACATTGGTGATGAAGATGATGATTGTGAACTTCTTACTGAAGGCATTAAAAAAGCATTAAGAAAAGAATTTAGACAAACGATTCCGACAGGTATCGAAACCATTGATGTACTTACAGGTGGGGGTTTGGGTAAAGGTGAAATTGGGGTGATACTTACACCATCTGGTGTTGGTAAAACAACAGCACTTACCATAATTGCCAATACAGCATATGAACAAGAGAAAAATGTTGCTCAAATAATTTTTGAAGACACAAAAGACCAAATTAAACGTAAACATTTTGTGATTTGGGCAGATTCGGCATTAAGTAAAGTCGATGATGAAGAAGAAAATGAAAGAG